CCTAAAGTTAACGATCTCAAAAATAAAAGTATTTTTACTTTATCAAAAATATCTATTTCTTTATTACCTTTAACTGCATTATTAATAGTATTATTAAAAACTTGATTTAATACCCATGGGTCGTCGGTAAATAAATTCTTTACTAAATTTTTATATTCAAAATAACTTAATTCAGTTATTTCATAACTTTCATAGAAATATTGATTCATTTTAGAAAGGGAACGGATTAATAGCTTTAATAAGCTCACCTATATTTAAATATAAGTTACTACTAATTTCATACCTGTCATATACCCATTGAGTGTCAAAATTTTTCACATCTTCGGTATCACCATATTGATAATCTCTTGTACTTACTGAAGTAGGCACGCAATTGTAAAATCTCCACGTTTTTCTTGGTATTTGTGATAGACCTTTATCACTTCTTGTATATTGTACTACAGTTAAATTAACTTTTGGATCTTTTATTAACTCTGCAGGGTTATTTTTATCCCTGGCTACCATTCCAAAATGTGATGCCATTATAACCCAAGGTCTTATTACAAAATCTACAAATGATGAATTAGTTTCTCTAAGACTAAGGGTAAATTTATTTGATGCGAAATCTGATCTATCTTTTAATATTGTTCCTTGTATAAAACCTCGATTATTTTCAATTTTAGCTGCGGCCGAATCTAAACTATCATCCCCTATATTAAAACCATTTGTAAAAATACAACCTACTATAGCTTGATTTTTATAATTAGTTAAAGTTGCTTTAGGTAAATTTATATCAAACCCGGTGCGTTGTACAATTGGTTCTAAATTTTGTAAAACGTTAGTAGTTAAACCTAGTGGAAAATTATCGATTAGAACAATAAACTGAGTGTTTAATGGTATAGATGTATTCCATTGATCTAAACTATCTAAAAATCTATCTCTAAAACTAATTAAAGGTGTAAATGGTAAATTAGTACCAAATAAACTTAAACCAGGTTGAGCTAATGAACCACCTACAAGACTATTTGCTTTATTACCAATACTTTGTACAGCATTGTTTATAGAATTTAAAATACCTGGCATAATAATATTTATGCATAAAAAAAGCTCTCAAAGAGAGCTTTTGAATTTAGATCTTTTTTATATGTTATGCTGTCTTTCTAAAGTAATGATATGCAACGGTAGCTGTAAATGTAACAACCTCACCAGTGCCAGTAGAATCATATGATTGAGGACCTACATTCCGGATAGAACAACCTACTAATTGATATTGAGCCACTCTATCTAATTCCTTATTTAAAAGTACTAAATCAATAACTGCATCAGCTGTTGGCATAAAATAGTTACCTGTACTATCTTCATCGTCGAAAGTATCTGCTTGAACCTGTAAGAATTTTTCTCTTAAATTATGAGATTCATCTGATCTAAAAGTTAATGTATACCCTTCACTGTTATCATATGTGACTGTACCTGGTACATTAAAATTTAAACCCATGTAAGGTACTGCTACATTACCAATTGTTTTACCTGGTAATTCAGCTGTAGTAGCATAGACTAAATCTGATTCATCAAATGATACTTCAGTGCCGCCTCCAAAATTGACATTTAAAACTCTAAATAGATTATTCCTAGCAAAATCCTTAGCTTGTGCTTGTGTATAAAAACCTTGAATTGTTTGTGTTGTGTCTGCCATATAATTATTTAATCTAGGTTAGTTAGGATGTTGGAAATCCGTAAATATTCTTTTTTACATAATACGTGAAAACTGTATTTGCAGGTATTGTAATAGTTCTATCATCGTTAGGTCTAGAAAATAATAATAATTCAAATGCATTAGCACTTATAGGATAAAAATTCGTTTGTAGCCCGCTTAAACCACCTAATGCACTTAAACCTATTGAACCCATATGACCGATATCAGTATTAAAAGTTGTTATATGCTGTGTTACCGGTGTTGCTGAACTTACCGTCATGGCAGTACCAAAACTAAATGTATTAGCATCTACTGTACTAAGTAAACCAGAATCAAGAGCCATTGCGCTAACTTCGGCAACCTTGGTTGACAATGTACCAGTTATAGTACTTAGTGTATTTATATCAGTAGAATGAATAACTATATCATTCTGAGCAGTTGTAATATTAGTGGTATTAGCTTCTATATCAACTATTAAACCACCACTAAGATTATCAAATGATGTACTTAAACTAGTTATTTTAGTACCTACTAGGTTATTATAAGTTATTTGTTTCGACGCATCGTTATTAATATCGACGATATATAATATATCTCCATTTTTAGGTTGAGTTACTATCTCTAAATCTGTTAATTTAGTATCTGGCATAATAATATTTATAAACTATAAATGTTTAACCAACTAATTCATTGAAATCAGCTCCAGTTTTGGTTGCGTAGAAATTAACTAAAATAAATTCTGCAGCTCTTACTGGTTTGAGATATATATCAACAATAAGCTCGTTTTGGTCAATTACAGTTGGTGTATTATTCCTTTCATCACAAACTACTAAGAAATCATAAACCCCTTCTGTGTTTTTAGCATTATCAAAAATCGGCGTTAATGTATTCAACACTCTTGTGCGGGTTAGTAATGTATTAGGTTCAAAAACAAAATACTTAACTGTCTGCCTAGTAGCTTTTTCTAGATTCAAGAATAAACGTCTTACATTAATTCTATCAAATGCACTTGGCTTCTTGAGTAATGTCTTCTGACCAAATATTACAAATCCTTCTCCTGGGAAGAATGCTACTGGATTAGTAGATATCTTATAGAGTTGATCTCTTTGCTTCTGTTTAGGGTATAATGCAAGATCATTAACACCAGTTACAATACCTCTAGTAAATCCAGCTGGTGCAAACCATGGTTGGAAATTAGCATCTGTATTGGCCATTGCTGCTCCAGCAAAACCTGAGAATGGTACGTAACACTGGTCATCTAAATATGGATCATAAACCTGTGCCCATTGAGCATAAGTTGCTGCATAACTTGTATTAACAATACTTGTATGAGCTTGAATTGGTTTAAGTATATTGAGTGAGAAGTTTTTATTAGGATCATCTAAAGTTAAGAAACTCTTACCTTTTATAAAAATTGGTTTCGGTAAGTCAGCAACAAACATATGATCTTTTCTACGTTTCTCTGCAAATTCTGCAAACCTATCAAAGATTGTTTTCCAATCACTTCTGAACGCTTTTGCCTCAGTTGTTAAATTATTAACAATATCTGATGTATAGAAACCGTCGAAAGCTGAAATCGATGCTGTATCATCAAAATACTTACCTTGACCTGTTCTTTCTAAGAATTCAGAAACTGCATTAATAGTACTAATACCACCATCTAAGGTTAGATCGATATCAAATAAGTCAATATTTTCGACTGTATCGAATAATCTATCAAGTTTCGCTGGAATACTACCAAGCTCCTTAGTTTTAGCATCTTGACTTGCATATGAACCTAGTGGGAATAAACTATCCGCGGCACCGAGTTGGTTCGTTGTTTGTACCAATGAAGCTGATAACGCCGCCGCTTCAGCTGTTGTTGTAGCACCATATGAAGCTGATAACGTCTCTATATTCTTAATACCACTAGCATCTGTTGAGAATTTAGTTGATGTAAATCTTACTTTATTGGAAGGCTTACCATTAATATCTAACCAAGTACCACCATCTTCTGCATGTGATATAAACTTATTAGTTAAGATCTGCACATTTGGTGAATCATTTTCTTTTGTATCTAAATAAAAGCTTACTGGGGTACCTCCATCAGATGTATTAATTTGTCTAAAACTATCAAATGAACCGACATACGTTTCACTTAATGCGTAATTTAATTTAATTGTATCGGGTGAGAATGGTGATTGTCTAAGTTTAAATAAACCTAATGAAACAGTATCATCAAAATCATTAGTAGCAATATCAAATTTACTAAGATTTTCCATTATTTCTGAAACACTATCATCTTCTTGACCAAAAGTACTTGTATTATTGTCAGATATTGACGATAAAGTAAAGTCTAATCTACTTGATGGTAACGATAGATAATTTGACGTAACTGCAGCTGACTGTCCAATTGTTTTTGTATTTAAAATACCGTCAAAGTCTGTTGCAGGGTTAAGATTAGTGTTATCGACTGCACCAACATAAAAACCTTGGTACTTTTCATCAATAGTTGTTTGACCTTTATTAAGGATTAATAAACCTGCTCTACCTAAAGTTTCAAATGAAGATAATTCTTCTGCTTTAGTACCTATATTACTAAAATCGAAACCATCTTTTTGTAAAATCTGATTATATTGCTTTTGTGTTAAGGAGAAATGTTTCGGTTTACCAAGTGTATACATTACACCAGATGGTGATTGGTTTAATGTTCTAAGACCACCTCCATATACAATGTCACCTCCACCTGTTACTGTATTACCAATATTAATGGCACTTACCGGGTAGGCTAAAACACCGTAATCATTACCAAAACCGTTACCGGATTCTGTTCCATATGGTAATCTATATGTTAAAATATTAGCTGGAGATTGAAATAATGGTCTTACTGTATGATAAAAATATCTTTCAGCCGGGGTGGTTGGAACCCCGTAAATTTGTTCAAATTCACTTTGACTAGTTACTTGAATAACTTCATCTGTTGGTCCTTTATCAGAATAACCTGCAACCATAATGTTTGTACCTGTTGGAAAAACAGGTCTCAAACTTAAATCGATTTCTTTTATTTCTACCCCTGGAGATTGTATCGTACGCATACAATTATTTAATGGTTTTAATGCTATTTTTTTTAAATGAAATTATAAATATAGACTAAAGTAGTTCAACTTTCAATTGTGAAAATGCAAATTCAAAGGTAGTTTCAATTTCTCCAGCAGTTCTATAATTAAAATTTAACCCTCCTAAACTAATTGGAAAAGCTTTTGTATATACAAATTTTACTTTACTTTTATCAAACTCATCTAACGCTAATAAAGTTATATCAGCTTGGTACAATGATTGCGGACTTAAACTTTTACCGGTTGTATTATTTACCGGTTCCATTTTAACTGTATCAGCTATATCCTTACCATTAAATTTAGATAATTCTTCATCGTTAAGTAAATCTAACCATTTATATAAAACCCAATAATTATTAAATTCATTATCTATAGTAAAATTTACTCGAACGTTTTCATAAACAGGTCTTGTATGTTTAGATATTTTAAGGGTTTGTCCTCCATAATAAAGATCTTCTGCAGGTACTGTAACAGATGGTACAACGGCTCCATATACTGAAAATTGTAAGCTATTTTCTATAACAACCTTATTATCTCGACTACCAAGATCTTTTTTACTTATATCTTTAAGAACAGGTGGTAAATTTAATATAAGTAAAAACTTATCTAATCTACTTTTATTAAACTGTGATTGATTTATTGCTGCCATATTTTATAACCTTGTGTTTGTAAATTATCTATTTCACTATCTGTATTTGAAGCGTTGCCTATAATAACTGGTAGTGTATTGGATAAACCTGATTTTTCATTTGTATATAAAGAAGTCGGGTTCATAAAATATTTAATACCAAAATCCATTTGTTGTAACTCTAAAGGTCTATTATTTGTGTCTCTTTTTATTACTTCAAAATATTGTTCAACCATGTCATCAATTAATATTACAAGGTTCCACATCAGTGAGGTGACTAAATCATCGTGATACCCCTTCTTTGCATTCCATGTACCATTTGGAGCTTTCACATAGTTTTTTAACTCCTTTACGGTCCTTGAATCATTTATTTGTACTGATTCAAGCTCATTTATCCAGTACCTCATATTAGTTACCGCTTTATATTTAGTATTAGTGTGGGATATAATACCTAGTTGCTGTTTTTTTCTATTTGCTACTGCACTCCCCCACGAAACTATATTTTCATAATCGTGAGTATTTTTTAAAATATCAACTATCTGACCTCCGCTATTATTCCTTTCAACACAAACTAAAGGGTTTCCCCAATGTTGCAATATTTCGTGGACTTTTTCAGTAAAATTATATGGTGATATTTCACTATTATGGTAAACTGCAACTTGATTGATATGGGTAAGATCGGTATAATCTAAAACTTGTACAACAGAAGCATCTTTACCTAAACCTTCACTAGTATCTACACTTACTACATATATTCTATCTTCTTTAGGTTCATCCCATAAAAGATATTTACCATCATCAAAAACAAATTTAGGTTCATTAGTCTTACTCTTTAATTTTTCGAACAACTCATTATCCAAAGAACTTTCACTATTAGAGATAAACTCGCAGTTAAATTCTTGCTGAAAGGCTTCAAAGCTACCAATGCTATTAATAGTTTCTAGTTTCCATTTTTCATTTCTACCAGGTATTTCATTCCACAAAATTTTATCAGAGGCCCACCCGTTTTCAGACGATTCAGCACCTGAATATAACTTATAAAATAAATTATCTGTACCATTAGCAGTAGATGCTATAAAAATTTTCGATTTTTTTGACGATGAAACGATAGGATACACTGATTTCCAGAAATCATCTACTAAATGAGGTTCGATAAAGGCTAACTCGTCAAGTATTAAACAATTGACTGATTGACCACGAGCTGCTGTACCAGTAGTAGTAGATATGCCTATTCTTGTACCGTTGGCTAGTACAATAGATGTTTTACCGTATTCTTTTACACCAGGTTTTAACCAATTAGGTAATTCTTCATATGCTAATCTAATTCTACTCATTATTTCTAATGCAGTACCTTCTTTATTAGCTACAATAAGTATGCGTTGATCATTATTAAAGCATGCAACCCATAAAGCATATATTGTCATCATTGTTGTCTTACCAATCTGTCTTGAAGCTAATAATATAAAAAATCTATTATCTCGCATTTTACGTAAAGCTCTTTTTTGACAATAATGTAGGTCAATAGTTTTCTTACCTTCATCTAATGATATTATATAAAAAAACTTTTCGGCAAAATGCAAAATATTTTTTTCGCATTTTTTTAACTCTTTTACCATCGCTGGAGTATATTCAAATTCAGCCCTGTTTGTGGGTAGATTTGGATTGTTCATGTAATTTTGTTTATCTTTATGCATTTTGCTATAAATATTTACATGTCAAGATCAAATACTCTAACCGAAATATGGAATACATATAATAACAATATTTTATCTGAAAATGCACCAGGTGAAAAAGCAGCTAAAATGGGTACTAAACCGGGTAAACCACCTGCTAAGCCTAACGATGTTAAACATGGCTTTGCTAATGATAATAGTTCTGGTCCAGAAAATGCTGATAAAGGAGAAATATATGGCAACGTTATAGACCCTAAACATAACGGAGTAGAAGATGAATTATATAATAGTGAGATATATTCTTCACAAGAATATAACAAAAAAAATAAAAAACTAGAGAAAAAGGTAAAAGAGAGTATAAATAATAATATGAAATCAACTTTTGACAAACTCTTTGAAAACGTTATGGGTGAAGAAATGCACTCAGATCAAGAAACACAAGAATTGGATGCGCTTGGTATTGATACCGAAGTAGCAGACACCGAATCAGACGAAGTTACAATCACGTTAGATCGTGATATGGCCAAGTCACTTTGCGACATGCTTCAAGCAGCAATGGGCGAAGAAGAAGATGGCGACGATGATGCAGATGGTGAAGAAGATTATTCTGCTGAAATGGAAGAAAATGGATTTGAAAGCTTTGAAGAAGCTGAAGAAGACGACGACGAAGACGATGATGATGAAGACACTCATAAGGAAGCAGTTGAAATGCATGCAGTTTCTGATAGTGCAGGTGCAAGTTTAACACATCCAGGTCATAATAAGGTCGGTAAGCTTAAAGCAAAAAGTGGTAAAGGGTCTAATTCAACAAAGAAATATGTTGATGCAGAGCCAAAACCATTAGCAGATGCAAAGGGTAAGCTTCAAAGCAAAGCAAATAAAGTAGCATTACAAGGCGGTGCTGATTTCATACAATAAAGATTAGATTTCAATAAAAATTGCGTAATCATTAATTTGGTTGCGCTTTTTTTTGCTTAAATATAATTATGTTAAGATTTTGCAAATTTTATGAAAATAAATATCAGGGAGCTAAACCTGGAATTAATCATAGACATAGAAGAGCTATACCAGGTGCTGGGGATCCCCATTATATGAGATCTCATCAAAATATAGTACCGGATTACGTTAAAACTGACCCAACTAAAAATCAAAAAATTGAACTTTTAAGACAAGGTTCAGGTAAAAAAGTTTGTGGTACACCAGATCTTGAATATATAAGAAAAGAATATAAAATAATGCCATTCAAAGGAGAAGTAAAAAAATTAGGAAGTACTGGTATAAAATTATATTATGATGAGAAATTAAAAAAATTCGTTATTGAAAGATGAGCCAAATAAATTATAATTGTGATTTTCCAGGAATTGTACAGACTGATGAAACATGTTTTAGATTCACAGATAAGTCTATACAATCGAATGAACGTACACTCTTTTCTAATTATTGGAGAGAACAAATAAATTTATATGGTACTAAAGTAAATTATTTCGTCAATACCTATAATTTACTTAGTGCAGATAACTTTTACGGGGAAGATACTACTAAAGTATTTGCTGCACCAAGACAAATAATATTAGCAGTAACCTTGAATGAAAATGCTATACAGTTATCAAAATTCGGGTTTGAAAGCGATGATGATCTAACTGCATATATACATATTTCTTCTTTTTATGATAACTTTTTTACTTTAAGTTCTGTTTATGAAAAACAATTTAATCTAGTAGAGCCTAAAGCAGGTGATGTATTCCAGTTAAGTGAATATGGTAATGATAGACCTGGAGATAGACAAGCTAAATATTTTGAAATAACTGAGAAACTAGACCAAGATATAGCCCAAATAAATAACTTACAAGGACATTATGTATTTTTAATAAAGGCAAAACGATTAGATTATAGCTTTGAACCGAACATACCTTTTAATAACTTAACTAGTGGTATATCAGGAAATAGTCAAATTTACGAAGAATCATTTGCTGGTAGATTATCTGGCGGAATCAATGAAGAAAGCCAACGTAAGAAAGATGGTTACGATCAATATGATGTCGATTCAATTAGTAAAAACGATGTATTTGATATGTCAGTTAACGATACTGATGTGTATGGTGATTATTATTAATATATAATAATTTTTTGTAACCATTCATCTGCTTGTTCTACGCTCTTAAAGGTTACTTCTCTTAAGCTATTACCAACTTTAAATGTATATACAATATTACCTTCTTTTGGTTTAATATTGTTCAATGTATATAATACCCCTCTATTAAAGAGTTTAGTATTACTCATTGTATTATTTATAAACTTCGTCCCAGGGATAAATTTCATCGGTATCTATTCCTTTCAAATGAAGCTGAATATCGTGCTTCATATCTAAATATCTTTCATCTACATACTTTTGAAAAGCAGTAGGTTTAACCCATGCAGTACTATGTTCGGTATCATAACCTATTCGTTCAGCTCTTGCACAAGCTACGTTAACACCTTCATATAAGCATGCAAATCTTGCAACAAAATCTATACCATACTCTTGAATAATATCTCTATCTTTTTGAATCATATATAGATTGTATCAGAGTTCCTAAAAGAAATTCAGATATTCTCTTTTCATCTAAATTATATTGTTTTATAATTTCTCTTATAATGAATAAATTATTAGAAAGAATTTTTTTATTTAAATTAAAAAATGAATTATCAGAATCTCTATTATTTTTAGATTCCATCTTACCTATTTCTTCTTCTATTAATTTAAATATAGTTTCTATAAGATTAGTTTTTTTGTTTGTTTGAAAAACTCTACCTGATGTAACCCGAGCCTTGGTATCATTATCATCGTTAACTATATACTTCATTACATCTTCTATACTAATTTCTTTAATAGTATTTTTTTCTTGTAGACCATTCTCCACCTCATTAGTAATATCTTTCAATTTTTCCATTATACTTAAGATGTAGTTGGTAATGTGGCTGCTGTACTTATTGGTGTTGTAACCAATGCTGTACCAATATTGGTTGTAGCTCTTATTTCATTGTTACAATCTGCACAACGGTAGATCGTATCTTCAGTCATAGAGAGTATAACTTCTTGTTTTGACCCACATGGGCATGTTACCTGTACAGTATTTTTTAAAGTTTCTTTTTCTATTTCACCACTTAGTTCAACTGCTCTTTTTATAAGAAAATTTTCATAAACTGTATTAAAAAAATAAAAAAATAAAATTTGTAATATAGTTACCAGACCAAACACTAACCAATCTTTAAAAATTATTCCAAATAAACCACTAACTAAAAAAGTTAATGTTAAGGAT